GTTGGCAGAAACAGACGAGGCATACACCACGCACACGGTTCGGTGAACGTGTAGCGTTGAGGGTACATAGGGATATCGAGAAGGAATTGCGTAGGCAGATTATTGCTGCTATGAGATCAGGGGGGTAAAGGAAATCAATGTTGTTTAACCCGATAGATGATAGCGACTAACCACCAAAGACAACAATATTGACATAAACACACAAACGGCGTAAAATACGAGTATGAAAATAGAACAATGGAATATTGACAAGTTAATTGATTATGCAAGCAACCCCAGGAAGAACGATAAAGCGGTTGATAAAGTAGCTGCTGCGATTCGTGAATTCGGGTTTCGCGTGCCGATTATAGCCAGGTCAAATGGTACTATTGTTGATGGGCATTTACGATTAAAGGCAGCCAAAAAGCTCGGAATGCCCCAGGTCCCTGTTGTGTTGGCCGATGATCTAAGCGAGGCGCAGGTAAAGGCATTTCGTATTAGCGTTAATAAAATGGCGGATCTTGCTGATTGGGATGTTGAGCTGCTCGGGATTGAAATTGACCATTTGAAAGAATTAGACTATGATATTGATTTGATAGGTTTTGATGATGATGAGCTGGCAGGTTTTGGTATAGGCGTAAACGAGGTTGATTTGCCAGAATTAAACAGCGGCGACAAAGAGCCATTTCAACAAATGACTTTCACGCTGCATGATGACCAAGTCGAGCAGGTGACGGCGGCAATAGATAAATCAAAAGCAATGGGCGAGCCTGTGGACACCAAAAACGAAAACAGCAACGGCAATGCACTCGCGCGTATTTGTGAGATATTCAATGGTATCAGCTAAAGACATTATCGTTAAGCCTATATCAGCTAAGGATGCGCGGGCAATAGTAAAAAGGCTACACTATTCTGGCAAAGTTGTGGCTAATAGTCAATTACACCTCGGTGTTTTCCTTGGTGGTCGCATTGAGGGGGCTATGCAGTTCGGGCCGTCCATGCGAAAAGACTTAGTAAAAAAATTGGTTAGTAAAACAACATGGAATGGTTTTCTTGAATTAAATAGGCTTGCTTTTTCCGACAAACTACCACGCAACAGTGAAAGCCGGGCTTTAAGTATTGCCTTTAGACTAATTAAAAATAATTATACACACATTGAGTGGGTTGTTTCTTTTGCGGATGGCACACAGTGTGGCGATGGAACTATTTACAGGGCGAGTGGGTTTTATCTTACAGGCATAAAAGTGAATAGCGAGTTACGGGTAAATCCAGACACACAACAGCCCATGCAGTCAATGGCGGCATATCACATTGGAAAGGCAAGAGACTTTAAAAACTGGGTTAAATTGCCAGGATTTCAACTACGTTATATATATTACATAAACAAAGCAGCAAAAGAAAGATTAACAGTTCCGATATTACCATTTTCAAAAATACAAGAAATGGGTGCCGGTATGTATAAAGGCGAAAAAACTAAGCGTGCAAAAAAGCAGGACGTCGAACACCATTCGACACTGGAAGGGGCAGTACCTATCTGCGCGCTCCAAAAGAAATGAAAGCACTAACACCAAAGCAGGAAAAATTCGCCCAAGGTGTAGCCAGTGGCAAGACACAGGCTGACGCATATCGTGCGGCGTATAATGCCAATAATATGAAGGACAGCACCATATGGAAAAAAGCATCCCTTTTAATGATAAAGGGGGAGGTAAGGGGCAGGGTTGAAGAATTAAAGAAAGTTGCTGCAAAAAGCGTAGGTATTACACTGGCTTCGCACCTGGGTGACTTGTTGAAACTTCGCAATATGGCAGCAAAAAACAAGCAATTCGGGCCTGCTATTGCGGCAGAAGTGGCAAGGGGTAAAATCTCAGGTATTGAAAAAACAAATGAGAAAACAAGTGACGATTTTGGCATGGCACAGGCGGGGTCATCCGCCAAAGATGTTCTGTTGTCCAAAATACTGACATCGAGGCACATGAAAGAAGGAGGGGATAATGGGCCTGGCCCAACAACTATCTAGTATTAGTCCTGTAGACGCCGCTTCTGCTATCTCGGCATTAAGTGACGAGCAGGCCCTGGCCTTTCTCTACGACTGGAAAGAGTGGGCGAGAGAAAACCAGATATTCCCCGCAGGTGACTGGCAATACTGGCTTATAAAGGCCGGCCGCGGGTTCGGTAAAAGTCGAACGGGGGCCGAATCCGTTAGGGAAGCGGTGTGCGGGCTTGGTTGCAAAAGAATAGCTTTAGTGGGAAGAACTGCAGCAGATTGTCGCGATACAATGATAGAGGGGGAGTCGGGTTTATTATCGGTTTTTCCACCTTGGCAACGTCCTATTTATGAGCCATCGAAAAGAAGAATAACATTTCACAATGGTGCAATAGCTACAGCTTATTCGGCAGAAAAACCTGATGCACTACGAGGACCTCAACACGATTTTGCGTGGTGTGATGAGTTGGCTGCTTGGAAATACGATGAGGCTTGGGATCAACTTTTGTTTGGCCTGAGATTAGGTGTCAATCCAAGGGCGGTTATTTCAACCACTCCAAGGCCAACAAAGATAATACGGGAGATATTAAAGGACCCTCTGACTGTTGTATCAAGCGGGACAACCTACGACAATGCAAACAACCTTGCACCATCGTTTTTAAACGCTATAATAAAGAAATACGAAGGTACGAGGTTGGGACGCCAAGAAATACAGGCTGAACTCTTAGAGGATAACCCAGAAGCACTATGGCAGCGCGGAAATATTGATGAACTTAGGGTGAAAAGAATCCCGACGGATGTTGAGCTTGTTCAAATGGTTGTCGGAGTTGATCCTGCTGTTACAAGCAATAAAACATCAGATAGCACAGGGATAGTCACCGCGGCAAAAGGTGATGATGGTCATTATTATGTTCTTGGGGATGCAACTCTTAAGGATACGCCGAAGAAATGGGCTGGAGCAGCAATCCATCAGTATAAGCTATGGGAGGCTGATTACATAATCGGAGAGGTAAATAACGGCGGAGATTTAGTCAAGGAAGTAATAGAAACCGTAGACCAGACCGTACCTTTTAAAAGTGTTAGGGCAAGCAGGGGGAAAACAACAAGGGCCGAGCCTATCTCCGCACTATACGAGAAAGGGCTGGTTCATCATGTAGGTGTTTTTGCCAAGCTAGAGGATGAAATGTGTGAGTGGATGCCTGGAGAAAAAAGTCCAGATAGGATGGACGCACTTGTCTGGGCTCTTACAGAACTTCTTGGAGCATCAGACATATTAATAGCATAGGGGCGAACAATGTCAATAACAATTAGCAAAAAATGGCCTTTTCTTACTCGGAACATGGCTATAGCAGACAACTATTTATCTTCTACGGGTCAAGCTGTCTGGTCAGATCTCACTGTAGGGAAGGCTGTAAAGGAGGGTTATAAGAAAAATAGTTGGGTATACAGGGCAATCCGCCTTATAGCAATTGCTGGGAGTTCTGTACCATGGATTGTCCAGAAGGATGGAGAATATATAGACGAGCACCCCCTTTCTATGCTGATGAAGAATCCAAACCCGAATATCTCCCGGCAGACATTGTTTGAGCTTCTAATAACCTGGCTTCAACTATCAGGGAATGCTTATCTTATCCCGGTTGTTGTACGGGGAAATACTTCTGAGCTTTGGCCATGCTCCCCTGATAGACTCCACCCTGTTCCTGACCCTGGAAATGACTCGTGGATCAAGGGATACTCAAAAGGCTCAACAGCGATTATTAGTTATGAACCTGAGGAGGTTATTCACTTTTTGTTTCCAGATCCCTCTAACCCTATAATTGGAATTGGCCCTCTTCAAGCGGCATCAAAGGCAGTCGATACTGATACCGAGCAGCAGGATTGGAACAAATCAATAATGCAAAATAAAGGGGTCCTGGATGGGGTGTTTAGCTTTAAGCGGGAGTTCAAAAATCAGGCTGACATCGATGATCTTACTGATAGATTGAATGAGAAGTTTTCAGGGAAGGCAGGCAGACGGATTGGTGCGGTTGGTTCTGAGGCCACCTATACAAGGATTGCTGCTACCCCTTCTGAAGTTGATTACGTCAATGGGCGGAAATTCAACAGGGAGGAGATATTCATAATATTTGGTGTTCCTCCGGTTCTTGCTGGTGTTATGGATGTTGCTACCTATAACAACTACGCAACGTCCGAGCTTGTGTTCTGGATGAGCACGATTATTCCCTTGCTTGATGATCTGAAAGATACTCTAAATTTCAGCTTCAGGAACGAGCTGAAAGAAGGTGAGGTGCTTACATATGACATTAGTCGCGTCCCTGCGGTAAGGAAAGCACGGCTTGACCTAATCGAATCGGGTGAAAGACTATCTAAGATGGGTGTCCCGGTAGAGGTAATAAACAAGATGCTTGATCTTGGTGTAACTGAATACGATGGCTGGGACAAAACCTTACAGGCTGTTCAAAAAGCCCCTGTGGAGACGAGATCACCCTTCGAGAAGAGGTCATCTGAAAAAAAGATTGAGCGTCGGGATGATGTCACCGACGAAAAAGAAAAAGACACTGTGGAAAGAGCAGGGGAATTTGAGGCTGTATTATTAGCAACAGAGGAAAGGGTGCTAGCGGCACTAGATACTGGTGGAGATATCAAATACTCCGTTGTTAATGACCAAGCCATGTATGATCTTCTTGAAAAGACTTATACTCAAGTGGGGAATAAGTGGGCTGCCAAAGAAGTTAGGGAGGCTGGGGTGCCTGGAGCCATAGAATTATACCTTCAAAATGAAGCTGTTATTCTACGAGAGAAGTCTTTAATTGATGACTCCACCGTAAAGACTATATTGGAACAAGTCGAAGATGCTCACGACCAGGGGCTACCAATACAGACAGTAGCACAAGCACTAAAAGACACCGGGATATTCTCTGCAGAAAGGGCACTGCGGATAGCACGGACGGTTGTTGGGACTGCTGCATCGGTAGGGCAGTTTGTTGCCGGCCAGGAGACAGGGGCTCAATATAAGACTTGGCGCTCTGCTGGGTTTAATGTTAGGGCTGGACACGAGGCCAGAAATGGTGAGACTGTGGGGATAAATGAAAGGTTTTCAATAAGGATGGGATCATCGGTTGGCCCAAGATTCCCCGGTGATCCAGATATAAGCGCAGCTGATAGGGTAAACTGTCGCTGTTCACTAACCTTCAGTTAAAAGGACAGAATGATGAAAATTGGAATTGAAAAAAGGAAGGCAAAAGAAGAAGCTAAAGAAACCAGCGGGCACAAGGGTATTGAGATTCGGAGTGAGGATGGTGAGGGAAAGTTCGAGGGGTATATTGCTGTCTGGGACACTGTTGATACTTACAATTCCACTTTCATTAGAGGGTGCTTCAAGAAAACCATCGAAGAACGTGGGGACAGAATCAAAGTTCTCGATGATCATGGGAAGATTATTGGGAAGATTGATGAGATCCTTGAAGATGACACTGGGTGCTTTGTCCGTGGCTCCCTTACCATGGGAGTTGAGCGAGCAAGGGACGTTTTTGAGTTTATTCGGAGTGAAGCAATAGATACTTTGTCGTTTGGCTTCAAAGCAATCAATGATAAGTATGTTAGAGGGGTCCGTAGCATAACGGAAGTCAAGTTGTATGAGGTATCCCCTGTTATATTTGAGGCAAATGATAAAGCCAAGATAACAGGCTTTAGAAAGGAAGATTCAGAAGAGGGGGAGGAGCGGGCAGTTGATTTTAAAGACACCTTGGATGATAATCTTATTTATACAAAAGGTTGGAAGGTTATTGATGCCTTAGATGAGACACTTGGAGATATTTGGTGGTCCACCGGGCTTTCAAATGATGAGATAATAGCAAAGATGGATGAAGCGATTTCAGCGTTCCATGCTGAATACCTTGTCTGGGCTAACGAATTTATAAGTAGATTTTGGGAAACCAGAGAGTCACGTTCCATGCCGACAAATGACCAATTCCTTCTTGAGCTACGGAAGGTCATTGGTGATAAGTCACTGGAAACAATCGCAGCCGAAACAACTTTCACTGTTGATGAACTTCGGACCCTTAAAAGAGGGGGCATCCTCCCGTCTGTTGTATCTGGTAAGCTTTCCGAGCTTTCAGATGATTTAGGGAAGGCCCATGCTGTAAGGCGCAGAGGAGCACTGGAGGATCTTTGTACAGAACTGAGAGCTGGTGGGCTCACGGTAGCAGAATCCAGTCGTTTAAAAGCCTTACTTGAAATCAGAAAGGTAAGCCAAGACGAGAACCCTGTGGACGAGTTGATGTCTGCGCTTGAAGGGTTGTCTTACTAACCAGCTTGATGTAGGTTAAAAAGATCAATTAAAACAAACCATTAATTCAACAGGAGTATGACAATGGCAGAATTGAAAGAAGTTGTAGAAAAGATTAATCAGAAGTTTGCAGAGCTCAGAGAGGCCAATGACAAAGGTCTTAAGGAAATCGAGGTCCGCTCAGGTGAGATGACTGCTGAAACGAAAGAGCAGGTGGAAAAGATAAACACCGATATTACAGAGCTTCGAAATCAGCAGGATACCATCGAAAAAGCTATCCAAATGGCTCGTCTCCCTAATGGCGAGGTCCGGGCTGAAAAAACTCCTGAGATGGAGAAACGAGAAAAAGCATTCATTGTATTTGCAAGGACCGGATCTGACCACGAACTTCGTACCCTTGATGGCTCAACAGATGCGGATGGTGGAATTCTGATCCCACCTAGCTTTGAGGCTGGGATCATTATGAATGCCTTCAATGAAGCGGATGTTCGACCCGTTTGCCAGGCTGGGCCAACAGGAAGGGATCTTGTAATCTTTGGTAGCATGGCAAAGCCCACTGTAGCTTGGGGCTCTGGTACTATTTCCAAACAGAATAGTTCCGCTGGTGGTGAGAAAATGTCCATCAATGATCTTCGTGCACTTATCACAATCAGTAGCAACACTCTCGAAGATGCAGAGGCCAATATAATTCAGGAACTTACCCTGGCATTCTCCATGGCTGTTGCTGAGGCTGAAGATGATGCCTTTATGGTAGGGACTGGTGTTGAGCAGCCTTCTGGTATTATGAAGACTGCAGGGGTCTTGACTCGCTTTAAGAAAACAAATGTTGCAGCTGCTTTGTATGACGCAACCTATAACGGGGTTGATGTACTTATTTCTGCCCTTTATTCTCTCAAGAAAATGTACCGTAGACGTGCTCATTTTGCGATGAACAGTGCCACCGAGGCTGGTATCCGTACACTCAAGGATAGCAATAAGAATTATTTGTGGCAGCCTCCAGTTCAGGCCGGCGCTCCCGCAACTCTTCTTGGTCGCCCTCTCCTTAATCCAGAGGGCATGGATGACATTGGTGCTAACAAATATCCAATCGTTGTTGGTGATTTTAGCCAGTACAAAATTCGTGACCGAAGAGGACTTACTGTCCAGCGTCTTAACGAACGTTATGCGGATGATGATGAGATTGGTTTCATCGTCAAGAAGCGTGTTGGTGGTCGCGCGGTCAAGGCTGAGGCATTCACTCCTATTAAAGTGGCTGCATAATAACGGGAATTTTTTCTGTTTATTGTTTTTATAAATCAAAACATTTAGGAGTATGAAAAATGAAAGACGATCTCAAGACAAATTTTGATGTAGTTTTCGACCAGGCTCTTACTGCTGTCGACACGGGTGGGACCTCAGAGGATGACGGAACCATTATCGACATGTCAAAGTATATTTCCGCTTTGGTGCAGCTTGTTGTTGCCTCTATGGTAGCAACCTCTACACTGGTTATTAAACTTCAACACTCCCCTGATGGAACGACCTGGACAGACGAGGACGGGAGCACTGGCAATGATATTTCAACAGGAACACTTCTTGCTGATACTGCCGCTGGAAAGGTTCACACTCTTAACATTGTGAAGCCTCAGGCCCAATATTACCAGGCCCATTGTGTTGTAGGAACGGAAGCAGTCGTTGCCTCGGTTGTTCAGGTTCTTGGGCCAAAGAGAAGTATTTAATCTTATTGGGATAGTATAAGGAGCGGGACAACATGGAACTGGTAAGCTTTGAAGACTTGAAAAGTATTCTTGGTTTGGAACTTGATGATATATCTGACTATCCAGCCCTCGAAGTCATAAAAGACAATGTGGTATCAGGGTTTGAGGGCTTTCTTGGTATGCCATTTGAGGAGGAGGCTAGGACATCAACATACTGGCCAACTTTCCCAACCAGGAATTTTGTGGTTGGTGTTGTCCCGCTTGTTTCTATCACCAAGGTCGAAGTTGATTCAGTGGAACAGGTTCTCGGTGAAGGCTATAAGAGGACAAAAAACGGAATAAAATTGATGTCTCAAACAACTGAGGAGGTGGTGATAACTTACACAGGTGGATATTCTGAGGATACACTGCCTCGGCCAATAAAAAAAGCTGCCTTATATCAGACAGCGTTCGAGTATCAGCAGAAGGATGTTATTGGCTCTGAGTCGATTCAGACCCGTGATGGGACAACTAAAAAGCCCGGTTTTAAAATGCTGGATGAAGTTGTTAGGCTCCTCCAGCCTTATATGCATCCTTTGGTGGTATCGTAATGGCTGTTGAGTTAACAGGGTTACAGGCTGTAAGGGATTCACTACGTGTAATTCCAACAAGGCTCTTTAAAGAAACAAAGGAGGTCTTTTCCTCTGCTGTCCTTTCTGCGCATCGAACGGTTTCTGGGAACCTTTCTGGGGACCCCATGGAGTCAAGGACTGGCCTTTTGCGTCGATCATTACGCACCGAAGTCTCTGGTGGGACCCTTGAGAGCTTAAGGGCAAGCTTATACTCGGCTGGCTCTGTTGCTGGAACACCAATTGTATATGCAAGAATCCACGAGTATGGTGGGACTATACAGGCAAAACATGCTTATAAGAATGTCCCTGGCGGGCCATACCTTAACATCCCAGTCGGGGAGAACCTTACCCCTGCTGGTGTAATGAGAAAATCTGCTAGGGACGTATTTAATGATGGCGGGTATATCGCGAGGTTTAGGAGTGGGAAATATGGTGTTTTCCTTGAGGGGGATTTGATGTTTGTTCTAGTGAATAAAGTCGAGATACCAGCAAGGCTCGGAATGATTAAAGCATCTGAGGATGAGATACCCGGACTCCTTGACAAGCTTAGAAGGATTGCAATATGACTACTCCAGCAGAAACAACAGTCCTGGACTTAATTGACTCAAGGCTCAAAAATAATATATCTGTGGCTAATGGATATAGTTTTTCATTTAAAAAGGTAACACGAGCAAAGATTGGTGGGTTCAAAACTCACGAATACCCAGTTGTTAATTACTGGCCAGCCAGGCATTCTGTAAGGACAAATGAGTATGGTCAGGACTCCCATACCCTCGTAATTATCATGGATGCTAGAATACTCACAAGGGATGGGAACTTTGCAGACAGGGCAGCAATCCTAATTGCTGAAGTATTTACTGGTGTTATGAGGACCGAAACAGACCCTACCATTGCTGATGCAGTCGATCTTGGTTTGGGTGGAACTGTGGAAGAAATTTTGTTGTCCGATGCAGGCTATCAGATAGGTTCTGGTGACTCTCCCTGGTGCGGTGCTGCAATCGAAATTGAAATAAAATACACATCACCACTTGGTGATCTTTTTACCATTAATACACCATAAGTAAGGAGCTTATAATGAGCACAGCAAAAAATGCAAAAATCCAATTCGAGGCAGGCCAGTCTTTCGTAAGCAACGAACAGCTTATTGATAGTGGTGATGCCACCATCTTCAACCCAAGTAACACTGTTGTTTCTGGGGCAATTGCTCCTGTAATTAGACCAAACGGCATTGTATCCGGCTTGAACCTTCTTTCTGCGGGGGCAGCTGACACCATTGCTGTACTCTCTTTTACTGCCTATAGTGTTGGGCTTCTTAAGAGTGTTACTGGTGCTGATGTGGACATCTCTGGAGATCGCCCCGCAACTGATGTTTCCAGGGTTATTTCTATTACAATGACTTCTGCTGGTGCACTTGCCAGTGTTGCTGGAACTTCAGGCTCAACAACGGCTTTTTCGGAAGATCGTGATGCTGCTGGCGGTCCTCCTCTTATCCCCGTTGATTCAGTTGAGCTTGGTCAGATCCGAGTAACCACCTCTGCTGCAGGAATCGTTGCAGATAGTGAAATATTTCAAAATGGCCAGTATACTGAGAGGAGTGATTTCCCAGTATATGAAGTCAACAATATTGGAGAGGGTTCATACAGCTCTGAAGCAGCAAAGATTAATGCTTTTTTGGAGTTCTCCGAAGCACTGGAACTATCTCATACTGGCGCTGTCCCAAAGGCAACGTATATGGAATACTATACGCC